TATACACCTGGCAGTCCTTACCTATCATTGGTGAGATACCACGACGCAGAACAAGATGTAATCTTCCTACCAGATCGCAAAGACTTAGTCCTTGCACGCACACCTAATCCAGTTGGTAAATGCCTTGTACAAGTTGCAATGCGTTCATCCATTGATGGCGAGGCACGTGGTCAGTTTGACGACATCCTTGCAGTTCAGCTTGCACGTGCTCGATTTGCCGTGCTACAGATTCAGGCAGCCGAAAAGTCCATCCAAGCTCCTATAGCCATCCCACAAGATGTGCAAGAGTTGGCAATCGGCCCTGATTCAATTATGCGCTCTGCTAATCCGCAGGCAATTCGTCGCGTTCCACTAGACCTACCACCTGGTATCTTTGCAGAGTCTGGTGTCTTAGAGCGTGAACTACGTATCGGTGCTCGTTATCCAGAGTCTCGTTCAGGAAACATTGAGGCAAGCGTTGTAACAGGACGCGGTGTTCAAGCATTACAGGCTGGCTTTGACTCACAGATTAAAGCAGCACAAGCACAGTTTGCTCGTTTGTTTACAGACTTAATCTCTATCTGCTTTGCAGTAGATGAGAAGATCTTTGGTAATCGCACTAAAGAGATTCGTGGTATGGATGATGGTATGCCATACACACTCAAGTACCAACCTGCTAAGGCTATTAACGGTGACTATTCAGTAGATGTCCGTTACGGAATTATGTCAGGTATGGACCCTAACCGTGCCATTATTGCTTTGCTACAAATGCGCTCTGACAAGCTTGTATCACGTGATTATGTACGTCGTGAGATGCCAGTTGAGATTAACGTTACACAAGAAGAGCAAAAAGTTGATATTGAAGAGATGCGTGATTCATTACGCACTGCAGTTGCACAGTATGCACAAACATTACCTGTACTTACATCACAAGGACAAGATCCTATTCAGATCATTACCCGTATAGCCGAAGTAATTAAAGGCCGTCAAAAGGGTATGCAGATTGAAACTATTGTGGAGAAGGCCTTTGCGCCTGAGCCACAGCCGCAGGCTCCGTTAGGTATGCCTGCCGAACTAGGTGCAGGTATGGCCCCCGCTTCTGCCTCGCAGCCAACTCCAGATGAATCTGGCGGTGCGGCCCCTGCTCCTGGTGGTCCACAACAACCTCAAGGAAGACCAGATATTGCATCACTGCTCGCCTCAATCGGCGGCGCGGCATAAATCCAAGGGAGGTGAAATATGAAAAAAGGAACACAAGCACCAGCTCCAATGTCTAAGCCAGTCGAAGGCAGCAAAGCAGGAGATAAGGTAACAGGCGGAAAGGTTTACCAACCATTCGCTGGAACACCAAAGCCAGGCAAGAAAGTATCTAAGTAATATTATTCTGATGGAGGTGCTGGACGATGGACAAGAATAAAGTGCGTCGTCCAGTACGCTCTACAGATTTCTTAGTTATACTATCTGAGTTGATATTTAATATCTCTCAAGTAATGACAACATTTTTTGAATCACTTTTTGAATTAAGTATCTACCACGCTAATCGGGAAACTGAAGTTAACAAGGCTTGGGAAGATTTTGCAACAGACATAGAGACGATACAGGAGGATAACGATGGCAATAGACGAAGCCAAGAACCCAGTTAAGGGAGTATCCGGTCCTGGAAAGTTTTCATCACGTACAGACCTACCACCATCTAGCTCATACGGTGACGGTGTACAAACTGCTGAGATCGCAGGTGGCGCTCCTTTAGCATCAACACCTGACGTACGCGGTGCTACAAATACAGAATTAAGAGCAGCAGGCCGACAGGGCCAAGGTGCTGCATCTATGCAACAGACGCCAATTACACCACTGTTTGCACCTACACAGCGACCAGATGAACCTATTACTGCAGGTATTGATATGGGACCAGGCGCTGGATCTAGCGCACTTATGATGCGTAAGACATCACAAAAACTTTCAGATGCTTTAGTAAAAATGCTTCCATATGACACTACTGGAGAGATTGCAGTTTTGTATCAGGATGCCTTATCACGAGGTAATTAATGTCTGATAACTTAAAAGCAGCCTCTTTGGCAGCGGGATTATCACCAGAGGAACAAAAAAAGGTTGATGATTTTAATAAAGCCTTTAAGGTTCACAAGCAACTTTTAAATGTACCGGCTGAGGTTGGTAGTGCCAAGTATAAGAAGTTAACTCCTGCACAACAGGATAACTTACAAAAGAACTTTGGTAATGAAGATCCTGAGACTAAGCCTAAGCGTGGATTTTTTGGAACCACTTGGGATTACACAGGTGGGGCAATCCTTAAAGGTCTTGGTGAAATATCTGATTTTACTACTCGTGCCTATCGTACAGCAGCTATTGCAATAGACCAAGACCTTGATATTGGTGATGCTTGGACTGTAGCAAACGACAAAGGCGATAAAGTATTTAGCCCTGATCGTATTGCAAATGCACAGGCTACATTTGGTAGAGAAGCTGTAGATATTGCAGTACGTATTGCATCTGGTGAAGATCCAGAAAAGATCTTAAAGGAAGCAACTCCAGAGCAAAAGAAGTATCTTATGCTTGCTGACCCAACAAATAAAGTTATTGATGGTATTGAAGATAACAAAGTTGAAGCAGCACGAGGTTTATTTCAAGACACACTTGATGCTGTAGAAGCAGCTAAGTACTCACCTGGTCGTCTGGTAGCTAATGCTATTCTCCCAGGAGAACTAGAAGGCTCAGGCTTTTTCTATAAAGCAATATCTGGCTCAGTAGATGCAGCCTATAGAATTTTAGGAGATCCACTTCTCCGCGTTAGTGCAGCAAAAAGAGCATTAGATGTACGAAACTACTCTCTTGATGTAATAGTTGGAAAAGGTAAAGTAGCTGATTATTTTGCTAATCCTAAAGCAGCAGCATTTTGGGATAGTTACGGTGAAAAACTAGATAAACTTTCAAAACTTAAAGGTGACCCAGAGGCAAGTTTAATAGTTAGAAAAGAACTTTCTATTATGGCTCCAGAACTGGGACCAGCAGTTATTACATCTTTAATGAAGAGCAAAATTCCAGTTACTAACGCTAAAACAGCGCAGGCTTTCTTTGAAAATACAAAGCAACTTGATGAGATGATTAAAGGTGGCATAGGTCGCAAACGCTTGATTCTTCCTCGTTTAGATGCTTCTCGTAAATTACGAATTAACGCAGTTACTCAGGGTCGCAAAATGCTTAACCTAAAAGTAACTGGTCCACAGTTGGTGGATGACTTATGGTTTGGTGGAGCATCAACTACTGATGGTATAGCCGAAACAATTATTGACAATCAAAAGGTTGTTATTGATTTAGTAACGGCTAGAACAAATCCAAAGAATATTGCTAAGTTTTCAACAGCGTATATTAAATATAAGATTGATCGTGCCAAGGCAAAACTTGCTATTGCTCCTATGTTTAAAGATGATGTTTTTAACGTCAGAGATGCTGATGCTGGAGATAAAATTTACAGCTTGGCTGTAATGGTTCTACCTACACGAGAGTCAAAACTCTTGGCAGAAGCATTTAATGCAATTGAAGAGACTGGTAAAAGAAAAGAAGTTTACTACGGTCTTTGGAAAACTATTGCTGAAATACGTGGATTAAATACGAACCTTCCAGGCCAAGCCATTGCACGTCAGGCAACTGGTCAGACAAAGAGTATACACTCAATTAGCAAGGCAGATGATGCATACCCAGAAATGGGATCATTACCATCTGACTTTAATCCTTTTGTAACTGTACCATCAGTAGCAGATATTGATATAGCGGCAGCACGTACTGGACTTTTTCAAACAGCAATTGGTCTTGCCAATAGCAACTTTGCTAACAGGATGACATCTGCTTGGTCGTTCCTTACTTTGGCTGGACCTCGTTATGCTCTTCGTAATGCAGGTGAAGACCTTATGGTTAACCTAGCAATTGGTCAATCTCCTTGGGGCCTAGCAAAAGGACGTGTGCTATCAACACGTATTAATACTTACCTACAGGCTGTTAAAGAAGCTGACGGTGTCAAAGGATGGGCTGATAACCCACTTGGAATTGCTATGAGATTTCTTAATCGTAAAGAAGTTGATAAGAATGTACAAGAGTTAACAGTCCTTAAAACTAAATTTGAAGAAGGCAAGAACACTCTTGCAGGTCTTAACAAAGAATTAGACAATCTTACTAAAGGTACTCCGCAACATACTGAAAAACTTGCTGAGATTCAAACAGTCAGAAAACAACTAGCTGGTGGAATAACAGAACAATCTCGTGAGATCTTTGCTCGCGTCCTTAACGAAGGTCGTCTTAACAGACTACGTTCAACTCTTGGACTAAAGCAAATGAACAAAGAAGAGATTGAACTTCTTAAAGAGCAGATTAAGTATGGCGATATTGAAGATGCCTTATCTACAGCATCTGAAGGTGGTCTTAACTTTGTATCAGGTGCAGATTATATTACACGTGCTACAAACCTTGCCGAACTAACAGGTGTTCGTGTTCACGCTCTTGAAGTAGGGCAACCAAAAACACCTTTAACTCGCGCTAAGGGTGAGAGAACCTTCTCTGTAAAGGCTGTTAGCACTCAAGACGAAGCATCTATGTATTCTCTAATTATGCGTATTGGATATTACGCTAATGATGAACTAGGTACTATTGCTGTTGCTAACCTAGACAACCTAGATGACTATTTAACTGTGGCTCGTCAGTGGTTAAAGACCAAAACAGGACAAGAGTTCCTAAAAGATGCTCGTGCATCTACCCAGATGTCATCAGATGAACTGTTGACTCTGACACATAACAGAGCTAAAGAACTTTTCACTAAAAGTGGAGATGGTTCTCTTAACATTGAGCTACTTAATAGAATTCGTACCGTTGATAAAAACGGAAACTATATAGTTACTGGTCGTCTATCTTTAGATGACCTACCTAAAGATGACTTTGATCTACCTGCCTCTGTAGTTGGCCCAACACTTGTACCGGCTGTACCACAGGGAGAGATTACTGCTAATGTAATGAATCAAGGATGGACATTTTTAGGTCTAGCCAACGCCCGTATGTCACGTCAACCTATTGTTCTTAATGAAATGATTAACATACGTAGACAGATGCGTGACACTGGCTTTGAAGATGCGTGGGTTTCATCTTATACAAAAGGAATGGACCCTGAAAACACAACTGGCCTTGCCATTGTTACAGAAAGAGCCAAAAAAGATTTAGCAAGAGTTGTTGAAGAGCGTGCAGTACAACAAACTTTACAATATGTAGATAATCCGCTAGTGCGTACACAGCTTGCTTTTGGTTTACGTAACTTTGCACGGTTCTATCGTGCCACAGAAGACTTCTATCGTCGTATGTATCGTGTTGTTAGGTACAATCCAGAGGCTATTCAGCGTGCAGCAATAACTTATGAAGGTATTACTCACTCAGGATGGATTCAACAAGACGATCAGGGTGAATCTTACTTTGTTTACCCAGGAATTGGACCTGTTTATAACGCAGTTCAAAACACTTTAAATACTTTAGGTATTGGCAGTGAGTTCAAGGTTCCGTTTCCTATTGAATTTGGTGCCAAAGTTAAGATGCTTACACCTTCTTTGAACCCAGAATCAATTGTTCCTACATTTTCTGGTCCTATATCAGGTATTTCTTTTGCAACTATAACTCAGTTGATATCAGGTCTTGGTGCTCCTGGAGTAGCAGATACTATTAAGGGTTATGCTCTGGGTAAATATGCGGTAGATCAACCAATTCTATCTTCTTTCCTACCGGCTCATATTAATCGCCTTTATGGAGCTATGGATCAAGATGATCGTAACTCACAGTACGCATCAGCTTGGCGTAAGGCTGTTACTTATCTTGAAGCATCAGGTAATGGGCTACCAAAGAAGTATGATGAAGAAGGAAACTTAATACCGCCAACTCCTGGTGAGATGGAAGAATACCGTGTTGCTATAAAGAGTACAGTAATGAGTATCTTAGGTGTTCGTTTTGTATTTGGTTTCCTTGCTCCAGCATCACCTGCAGTAACGCTTAAATCAGATATGGCTCAATGGATATCAGATAACGGACGAGCCAACTTTAAGCAAACTTGGAATAAACTCATTGAAGAGTACGATGGAGATTACAATGAGGCTATGGCTAAGTGGGTTGAATTGTATCCAAATCAAATTCCATTTACTGTTTCAGAGTCTGAAAAGAAGTCTATTGCACCTCTTAGATATGCAGAAGAATCTGGTAAGTTTGTAGCTGAGAACGAAGAGCTATTTAAAAAGTATCCTTTTGCAGCAAGTTTCTTAATCCCTCATAAGGGAGGCTTCTCTTGGGATGCCTATAAGATTATGAAGGATAACGGTCTTATGCAGAATAAGCGAGTAGATGATTACCTTCGTGAAGTACAGACAGCATCTGACGTAAGACAATACTTTGATCGTAAAGATGAGTACGAAGAAGAATTAAAAACTGCAGTCGTAGACTTTGAGCGTAGAAATATTCGCCAAAACTTTGATGAGTGGAAAAAAGTATTCTTTGCTGGTCGTCCACTTGTGGCACAAGAGTTAGCAGAAGGTAGCCAAAAGGCTATCAAGCGTCTTGAAACACTTGACGAACTTAATGCTCTATTGGATTCAGACGTTCAAGTAAGGCCAGACGTAGTAAAAGGGTTACGCGCTCTACGTGATGCCTATTTGAACTACAAAGAAGAACGAGCAAATCTTGAGGCTATGAACGTAAGTAATGTTATTATTGATAACTTAAAGGATAATACAATCCTTAGACTAAGAGAACTATCTCTATACAACGAAAACACTAAAGCAGCATATGATGTTTTATTCAGTAGATTACCTGGAATCGGAGACTAAATAACAATGACTCTTGAAGAGATTGAAAGACAATTTCCAGAAGTATCTAAAAATACTAGAGAAGCCTACGACAGACTTAATGGTCGTGCCAATCGCGGTGGTCTTTATGCTCAACTTCGTGGTGCTAAAGAAACTCTCAAGAAGAAGGGTCTTCTTAAAGGAGTTAAAGAAAAAACAGAATCTGAGATTCTTGGATTAGAAGCTGAAATTAGAGAAGCAGAAGCTGAATACAATAAGTTTCAAACTCAGAAAAACCTCCTAACTAGAGAATTTAATAAATTAAAAAAGGCTGAAGAAGAAGGTAAACTAAAAGAGGTTACCGCTAAAGGCGCTGGCAATGTTTACCAAAAAGCAATTGATGGTCTTAAAGAAGCAGAACTTAGTCTTCAAGGATATAAGGGTGAAGAAAAGTATCAAACTGCTTACCGTAAGGCACAGGCTGCTTACGAGACTGCTGTATCATCTGGTCTAAAACCAAAACCTTTAGGCACTCCAAGAATACCTGTTCCACAAGTAGAAGATGAAACTTCTAAAGGGAAAGCAGGTACGGAAGAAGAAGCTGAAGATAATCTAAGTTCTTTTATTTCAACCTTAGCAGACCCAGCAAACTCTAAACTTCTTGAAGAAGTACAAAGAGATTTTGCTAAGAATTTTGGTTACAAAGGTCCAGTAGATGGCCAATATTCTTTACGTTTCCAAGATGAAGTTGATAGAATTGCGAGAGATAGATCATCATTACCAAAGTCTTTACAGGGTAAAGACTTTAGATCATTTATAGCAGATGACGCATCAGCCAAACTTCTTAACACTAAGACTGGTGGATCAGGTGCAGCAGATCTTACTGATTATGGAACGATAGCATCACCTTCAACTGCTAAGAGCGCAATTAATCAAATTTTCCAAGCAGAGCTTCAACGTGATGCAACAGCAGAAGAACTTAAAAAACTTACACCTGGTCTTATTGCAGCTCAAAAGAAGAATCCAAATAGAGTTAAGATGGTTAATGGCGTTCGCCAGACTACCCAAGGTCTTGATGTAGGACAATGGATTACTGATAGAGTACAAAAATTACCTGAGTTTGCTCAACGCAAAAAAGATAAAACAATTCC